AAGAATTCATAAAAACAGCAACTGGAGTTAGAACTTCAAAGATTATTATTGATGAGCAAATTCAGAATATATCATCCTCTGATATTAGTAGTTCCTCATTGGGCGCAACGGTTAACAATAGGATATTAGCGAACGAGGTGGGACTTAACACCAACGAATCAAAAGATACATTAGTAAACGTTCTAATTGAAAAACCTAAATCTATCGCAGAATTTAAAGTAGACTTTGATGCAATAAGTGCCTTACCTTCTAATGTGTGTGATAATCAATGTAAAAGCACAAAAAAATATCAACTAAGTGCCGAAATGAATAAAGCGAACCATCAACAGTATTACTTTGATAAACAGACTGAACGATTACTAAAGGAAGCAGAAGTCAGAGCAAAACTTAATACGAAGATGAGAACACTAACGGTCAATGGGTTTCGCAACGCTTCTCTTACAGTGGGAGAACAAGCAGATATGGGCGTACTTGCTGATGGCATCAACGATATTTTAGATAAGACTACATTAACTTCTGATGAAATAATCAGAAAAAATAATTTGCTTTTAGAATCAAAAGCCGTACTAAAACAGCACATACTAGATAATAACCTAGACCTCAGTGAGGCTGATGAGTCTTCAACTCTAGAAGCACTAGTATATCAAGTAAATGCGAAAGCGGCACTAGAGTCACTATCAAAGATTGACTACGCTACGATAACAGGATATGCAGACGCTTCTAATACAATAGTTAATGATGTAAATTCAGGCTATCGAGCAAATTTGAATCAAGCAATCAATGTTGGTAAGATACAAGGAGAACTAACAATCAATAGTTTAAAGCAAGATGCGATAATTAACAAAAACTACTACTTTCAGCCTAATCATAGACTTGTTGATGCAATATCACTAGAAGACCTTGAACGTGACTTTGCTATAAAATCTCTTCTTCAAGAGGATGAAGTGATAGGTCAAATTGCAACGGTAGAGATAGCAGGCGTAGAAGAGTATGTTGAGGTATTGGTTCCAGTAGATACAGTAAGTGTAGAAAAACAACCAGTCGTATTTAAAACAACGGGTCTTCCCCTTAATACATATAATGTACTTTTACCAATTACAAATCTGAAAGAAAAATTGGCGGCAGTTGGCGGAGATAAGTCAATGCTAAGTCAACACCAAGAGGCTCAAAAGATGTATCAATTAATAACAAGTACTAATACGGGTCAGATGAAAGTAATAACAGATGGTGCTGGTGTAAAAATCAAGGTTAAAGACTATTCTACAGTTGGCATGATAACATACACAGACGCCAATGGCGTATCTCAGACTATTGATCCTGTTGCACTTTTTAGTTTACATACAACTACTTACAATGATATATACCCACTATATCAGAGTGATTTCAACACTATCAAAAGTGGAATCGCTACGTTGTTTCCTAATATAAGTACAACAGATGCTCCTTCAAGTGGAATAATTTCCAGCAATAGAAGAAGCGATTTAATACTAGATATTAGTAGCAACAAATTTATAGTAGACCCTAACCCATAACAAGAGGAATAATTAATGGCAGAAAAATCAACTTTCGCAAGTATACTCGATAAACAGACAGCACACCAAGATTCTCCTATGGGTACTGCACTGGGAAAAGGTATGTACAAGGCTGTGGTTGTTCTTAAAAATCCAACTACTGACGAAGTTTACATTGACCCTACTGGTCGCGGCAGATTAGCCGCGTATGTGCCTGCATTAGATGGTAATCCCTCTAATCCAATGTTCTTTCAACATGCTAGTGCTACTGGTTCGTTTGGTCAACCCGACAAAGAAGGTACAGTCATTTTTGTATTCTTTGCTGAGGTGGGTTCCGTAACTGATGGATACTGGCTAGCAACTTCACAACAGGTACCGGATATTGTAAGTGGTGGCTCAAGAGGCAATCCACATATATCTGGAGATGGCCAAGGTGAAGGAGTATTTACGAATATTGGCGCCGCGAAAGCGACTCCCACTACAATCAATGAAGCCAAAGCCGCAGATGAAGACATAAAGAACAGCGAAAGAAATGCGGTTACAGCCGCACAAGGAACATACAGTGATTATGTAAGAGGCTCATCTACTGCTTCTCCTCATAGAGATGCAAACTATAAGATACCGCAATTACCAAAAGTTAACGGAATGAGAACACCTGGCGGCTCTGCAATCACAATGGATGACGGTAGTATCGATGACACGGGCGAGATTCATCCTGAACAAATAAGAATAACAACACAATCTGGCGCAGCCATTATTTTAGATGGTGGTAATGATCTTATCTATGTTGTAAATAGTGCTGGAAGTGGATGGGTAGAAGTTGGAGCAAATGGCGAAGTCATGGTCTACGCAGAAGGTTCACTGAGTATGAGAACAGAAAAAGATTTTAATCTTCGTGCTGATAAAAATATCAACATGGAAGCAGGTGAGAACATTAATATTCGTAGTGTTAAGAACACTAAGATTAATGCTACCGAAGAATTACATCTACGAAGCAAAGGAGCACAGTTCTTGCAAAGTGAAGCAGGAATGAATGTTGATGTCGGAGTTAATTGCTTAGTAACAACTGGTGGGGTATTACATTTGAATGGACCAATTGCACAAAAATCAGAACTCATTCTAGTTGGTGAAATGGATGATATGAATGATTCTCAATGTACTAAACTTAAAGAGACCATTGTATCTGTTCTGCCAACACATGAACCATATCTTAGACCACAAGCAAAAGAATTAAAAGACACAGCAAGTGCATATTCGATTTTGGCAGCAAGTGACGAAGGTAAAGAGAATGCAAAGGGGTAGATTATGATTTTTGACAAACGAAAAGGTTCATTATTAAATTACATACAGTTACCGTTACACGTAATAACACCTACTGGTACGTACTTAGGAACGGGATATAGCATAAAGGGCAAACCAACATATATACTATCTCATGAGAAAGTGAACTTAGAGAGTGTAAACACCTTGACGTTTTCACCAATGAGCAAAGATGCAATAATACTTGACAACAAACCAACACTTGAAGTTACTGACAACGTAGTTGGTTACAATTATAAGATTTCAGATACTGAATTGAATTATGGGTATATTACTGTTGCGTCTACTCGCATAGATATCGAATCTAAAAAGATAACAAAAGGAATGGCTGAATTTATTTTAGAAAAACAATTACGAAATATCGGTAACATACTTGAAAAGTTTATCAAAGTAAAAATAGCACAACCACAATATGATGCACTGTTATATCACTTTTATAATGAAGGCACGAGTACTATAGAAAATAGTCCAGTGATTGCTCTTATAAATGCAAAAGATTGGTATGCGATAACTGACGAAATTCAAACAGGTTTAATGAAAAATGACAGAGTAGATGAACGATTGGCTATACAGAAAATGAAAACTGCAAAGATGTTCAGTTACGTGCCAAGTTTTTCTTAACGAGTTACTAAGACTTTATCTGCTAATCCATAAGCAACAGTTTCTTCCGCTGACAAAAACTTGTCACGTTCCATCGCTTCAGTTAACTCATCAAATGTCTTACCAGCAGAATTGTGATTCACATAGATTTGAGTCAATCTTTCTTTCATTTTCATCATCTCATCGACTTGAATCTTCATATCAGTTGCTTGTCCGCCTGCACCACCACTAGGTTGATGAATCATTGTGCGACTGTTTGGCAACACATGTCGTTTATCTTTAGCACCTGCTTGAGCAAGTAACGAACCCATCGAACATGCTTGGCCCATCACAGTTGTAGCAACATCAGAACTAATAAATTGCATAGTATCATATATCGCCATGCCAGATGTGACAGCACCACCAGGTGAGTTGATATAAAAATGAATATCTTTGTCTGGATTCTCTGCTTCTAAGAATAATAACTGGGCACAAATCAAATCTGCCTGATAGTCATTAACTTCACTAGTCAAGAATATTACTCTTTCTTTTAATAAACGAGAGAAAATATCGTAACTACGCTCTCCATTTGCTGATTGGTCAACGACCATTGGTACTAAAGTTGGCATAATTTGTTATCCTTATTGTGATTTCTAGTATTATTTATATACTATGATAACATTATTGGACCCATTTGTCAATCAAAAACTGCGAAGTTTATACCATGATAAATACATTTAGTAATTAACTACAGAGAAAAAAACAAAATGGCATTATTCACTGGTTTCAGTACAAAAAATAAAAAAGCAATCAATCACGAGTTGACTGATAAAGATTTAGTGGTAGAAGACCTTATGAATCACATCATGACTCGCAAGGGCGAACGTATAATGCTACCTACTTATGGCTCTATTATTCATGATATGATATTTGAACCATTAACCTCTGAAACAACTGAGTTAATTGAAGAAGATTTAACAGAAATTATAAAAGATGATCCACGATGCAACTTTCTTAGTATCGAGGTTACAGATTCTGATCACACTGTTAACGCAATCGTGCGCCTTGAAATTCTGCCGTCGAAAGAGCCAGTAGAACTAAGTATAGATTTAGATAGAGAATAATAGAGAGAATAATATGAGCCAAGAACGAACCGATAATTTATTTGCAAGTGAGAGTTGGACAGCAGTATATACCGCATTTACCAATGTCAGTCTTAAAGCATACGACTTCGATACTATTAGAGAAGCACTATTAGCCTACACTGTTCAAACTTATCCTGAAAAATTTAATGATTTCATTGCAAGTTCAGAATTTATCGCAATTTTAGATTTAGTCGCATATATGGGACACAGTTTAGCATTCAGATTAGACATGAATACTAGAGAGAACTTTATGGACACTGCTGAACGTAGAGCAAGTATTCTACAAATGGCAAAGACGTTGGGTTACAATAAAACTAGACCAATCAACGCAAAAGGCTTCATGAAGATTACTAGTATAACGACTGATGAAGATGTATTTGATAATGAAGGTGTTTCTTTGGCTGGTAAGAATGTCGTTTGGAATGACAGTAACGATATAGATTGGTATGAGAACTATATCAGTATTCTAAATTCTTCTTTCTCTGGTACAACTAAAATTCAGAATCCAACATCTACATTAACTATTTCAGATGTCGAGCATTCTGTATATAATATAAACGAAGATGCAACATCAAAAAGTGTAAATTACTCATTCTCTTCTAATATTAATGGAAAGAGTAGAAGATTTGAAGCAGTATCAGTAGAATTAGATACTGAGAACACTAAGATTGGCGAAGCAGAACCAAACGTAACAAACAAATTTACAATCATTAATAGAAATGACAATTTGGGATCAGCAAGTGATAGAACTGGATTCTTTGTTTACGCAGTTGGTGGCTCACTTGAATACCAAGATTTCATATACAATACTAAAATATCAAATAGAATAGAAACAATAAATGAGATTAATATATCTAATTCTGATGTATGGGTCCAGAAGATAGACTCGGCAAGAACATATGTATCGAGCGTAACATCAATCGACAACGACACAAGAGAAACAGCAATCTACAATAGTTTGCGTACTGGTTCTGGAGATATCGTAAGTATAAATTCCATAGACAATAATGGAATTGCACTACATTATCCAGATGGGGTTTTTGGTAACGCGGCGTCTGGCAACTACAGAGCATGGTATAGAAAAGTTGACAATGATAATTTCTCTGTAAACTCTAATGATATCGTTAACAAAATTATAACAATTCCGTATATTGGAACTGACAGTAGAACATATAGACTAACATTAACAATGTCAAGTACACTTGACTTTGGCGAAAACTTCGCTGGCGAAACATACACTAGTGTACGAAGAATTGCTCCAAGAAGTTATTATTCACAAGATAGAATGGTCAACGCACAGGATTATAATGTGTATCCTCTGTCGTTGGGAAACAATGTAATTACGAAGTTGAAGTCAGTAAATACATCATTTGCTGGTAACTCACGTTTTTATGAAATGGATGACGTTCTAGGTCATCACTCTAACTTGAGTGTAACGGGTTCAGACGGAAGTCTATTCGTTGAAGACGAAGCAGTATCAATTCCACTGAGTTACAACAAACTACAAGGAAAGAGTGACAACTTTATAAGAAATGAGTTAACTAAAGCATTGAAACATCCTAGTCTATTGAATAGTTATTTTCATAAGAATAAAAGCAACAACGCTGTAATTATTGCACAGACAACAACTTATGTCCCACTCTCAGCAGATGGAATGAAAATTACAACAGCAGCCGCACCAACTAGTGGCGTTTTTGTAGGAGACTACGTTGAGTTATTAATGACTGCATCGGGAAAAACTATTTGGGCAGATGTTAAGAAAGTAGAAACAACGACTAACACAGATGATACACTTACATTGAATAAGTTCATTCCAGAAATTGGAACACTTATAAACGTGGTAAGAGGATTTAGAACTAAATTTACGGATACTGAAATAACGGCAATTAAGGCTGAGGTTGATAGTAGTACTGAGCAAACTTTTACATTAAAATATGCAGTAGTATCAACTGTATGGGAATGGAAAGTACACCCAGTAACGTCCCCGCCAACAATCCCATCAGAAGCACATATCGTATTTAATTACAATTCTGGTATCAGAGACAACGAATCACAGTATACTGCCAAATTTACAGGTAAAAAAATTGCATTCGAAAGTAGAGATCAAGTTAAGTTTTTCTATGGCAACACAACTGATATAATCGATAATGAAACAAATTTATCCAAACGAGATAAAATATTTCTCAATTACTTAAAAGAAGATCCAGTAACAGCGGGAGCGTCTACTCAAGCATCTGGCAAGGAAGTTACAGTAGGACAAGTTTCACTATCCAACGTAGTAACCGATGGTAGTACTGGCGCAACATTTGATGCTGAATTCAGGCATAGTGGCGCACCAACAACTTACGATTTTGTAGAAGGTAACGACTATCTTGATAATGCAACATATACTCATAGTCTAGTATCTCCCGCTGGAGTAAAATATTCAATCGATAGAACTACTGAGATTACACATCCCAGCAACAATACATGGAAGATTATTGGATATACAGACCAATATAATACTGTGCCAGCAGATACGAATGAATACAAACTTTCACTGGCCGTTAGTGATTTGACAAACTATTCAACAGCACAAACTCCTATAGCAGGCGGAACAGATGTTCCCGTTACTGCAACACCTGTTTCAGATGTTTTCACATCACTTGACGCAGTTGGATTCCTAGAGGGATATACTGGTAATGTTGGCACCGCTAATAATTCACATTCAACTCAATCATCTAATGAACTAGATACTTTAGGATTTAAGGGAAAGAAATCACTGTCTTATTTTCAATCAGCCGCCACAACTAATAACTTCAGATGGGCTGATGTATCTGATGCCGCGGAAACAACTGATTTTACCACTGGATACGATTCTGTCCAAGACGAGTATACTTTTACTATGTCTACTGCCGCATCGGCTCTTTATAATAATCTTGATGCTGATATCTATTTCAAGCAATATGCTTATGGAGAATTTACAGTAACGAGTGCAACTCCACTTACTACTAGTAATATTTTACTCAGAAATACTACAGGCACAATACTTAGTAATGATGACATAACAGTTACTAATACAAGTGGCACAAACTATAAGATTGTTTTTTGGACATATGCAATAACAGTCGGAGATCTCATTGATGTAATCATTGGAGTGAATGCCGATATAACCAGTATTGCAGATTTCTCAGTGAGAGTCAGTGCATCATTTGGACTTGAACTAGGTACAACTTCAACTACTACCACATACACTGGCACATCATCATATGTTTATGATGACTACTTGACACCAGCGGGATATATAGATAATACAAAAGTTAAATTGTTCGCATCAAATACTAACGATAATCCTTTTGCTATGCTAGATATTACAACTAACGAAACTGTTGTAATGGAGCAATACACTGTAAATAACATAAAATATGAAAGAGCATCTAAGACTGTAGTTGCTGCCGCATTACTAAGTGAAGTTCCAGAAGCCGCGACAATATACTATAATACGTTTAGTAGTGTTTGGTACATTCGCGAAGCGGGCGGTTGGAGTGTCTTAACTGGACACGTAGATCAAACTACTACTACTCCGCCATTGATTCAAATCAACTACAATAGTATACAATATAGAGTAATAGAGGGTATCACGTTCGTTAAAGATGAACATACAAGTTTTAGATGGGACCATTACGCTGATATAAACAAGAGAATAGATCCTAGTACTAGTAATATTGTCGATATGTATGTATTGAGTACTGATTATGTTAGAAAAGTAAATGAATGGATAGCAAATGATTTCTCAACTACTACTCCAGTTGCCCCAAATAATTTTGAATTAGCAAAGATAATGAATAGTATTGAACCGAAGGGAGCGATAGCAGACCATATTGCTTATATTCCTGTAGAGTTTAAATATCTATTTGGGTCATATGCTAAGGTAGAGAACCAAGCAATATTCAAAGTCATTAAGAAACTGGGAGTTGGATACACTGACAGTGAAATTAAAACCGCAGTATCTACTAAAGTAAATGAATACTTTGCAATTAACAACTGGGACTTCGGTGCAACATTCTACTTCTCAGAACTGGCAGCATTCTTACACAAAGAATTAGGAGATTACATTTCGAGTGTAATAATTACACCAAAATATTCAGGTAACAAATTTACGGATTTGTTAAGTATATCGTGTGCATTAAATGAAATATTCATGGCAGTAACAACATCTAGTGACGTAAAAATAATTACACAATTAGCATCATCTGAATTGGTAGGCAAATAATATGGCAAAGAAGATTTATGACTTTTTACCAAGTCATTTAAAGAACGATGAGTTAGAAACAATATTCGAAACTACATTAGACCGCGTATTCTCTGTTGGTGAAATGGAGAAGACAAAAGCATTTGTTGGTAGAAGAGAAAAAGGAATATATAACAGCAATGATATATATCTTTCATATCCAGCACAGGCTTATGCAAGAGATAATTACGGACTAGAACCAACATTCACAAATAGAAATGCGACTGATAATATATTCTATGATGACTTGTTGAATGCGTTATACAACAAAGGCGCACTGACAAACGACCAAAGACGATTATTTAAAAGTACATTAAAAACAGTTACTTTACCAATAGACTTAGATAAGTTTGTCAACTATAGTATGTACTACTGGGTATCTCCTAGTTTTGACTCTTCAATCACAGGCTCAACAAAGAAGCACTATGTCACAATCGATAAAGATGCTACTGCAACAGACTTCTGGAAAACTAATAACTCTTGGTATCACTATGATGATATCAGTGCCTTAATTACTGATGACAATTTTACTTTAATATCTCAAGCACTAAGACCTATTATTGAATTTGATAAGAACATTGAACTAAGTGATACAAGTGCGGCAACAACAATAGCATCTTCATTTACTGTTCCTACTTTTAAGTCGTATGATTCTACTAACACATATCTTAGTGACATAAAAATATTTCATTACGTAACGGGCACATATACTGCTGACACAGAGTTGGGACTTGCTCCAAAGTTAATATCTGGCGACTACGAAAGTGAATTCGTATTTAATATAGACTTGATAGAATCTTCAACTTATAAACTATCATCAGCATACAAGAAGTTATACATCACATCAACATTTGATTACAGAAACTTAAGACAAGAATTGGGCGATAGTCTATCAGTAACAGATATTGAATTACTACAAGCACCAAAAAATTCTAACACAATAGATTTGTATGTTGACGGACAAAAGCAAATAGCAAACTATACATTCAATAGTGCAGACAATAAAATTACAATGACTGGAGAAGTCAGTGGTAATATATACGTTGATTATTGTACTGCTACTCCAGTTGTATATGACGGGCAAACTGTATTTCAACGTATCGACCCATCAGTAGAATATAATGTAGATAACAAATCATACGTAGATACAGAGATGACGTACTCTCTTGTCTATGAACATCTTGTTCGCATAATCGAGACTGTATCGGGTTTAACGGGTGAGGCAAACGCAGTTAATAACTACAGAACATCGGGAACAAACACAGACAAACTAAGATTTGCAAACCAAGGTAGTGTACTTATTAAAAATACTATCGATATCAAAGAGGCATACTTTGCACTAACACGTGATGACTACGACCCTATTAAAGCAACAGAATTCTTATCTGGTGCATATAATGGCTACAAAAATAAATTATTGACTACTGTTCTTTCTATTTTAGAATCAAGTGCAAGTACGACTAAAACTAGTTTGCAAATATTAGAAGAAGCAATTAGTACTATTTCTCTTGGAAAACATTCAAGTGTAAGTATTTTTAAAGATAGTACTATGTTGAACTTTGGTGAGAATCATTCTCATTATCAAACACTTGATGCTACCATTATCGCTGGTGCGACAGAACAAGTTATGCCCTTATTTACTGACACGATACTAAACGACAAAGATGTAGTTGTTATTCTGAACAATGTCGTTATGAGATTGAAAGGAGATTATACATTAAATACTGGCAAAACAGAAATAACATTTAATACTTCCTTATCTGCTAGTGATACGTTAACTGTTAGACATTATACTAATACAAAAGAAACATACATACCACCGAGTGCAACTTCATTAAAAATTGCACCAATGTATCTTCCAGAATTTGTTACAGATTCACAGTATAGCCCCGCGGTTTCATTTATTAGAGGACACGATGGGTCAATGATTCCAAAATATGAGACACGAGTGGACAATATACTTCTTACATTTGAGACAATGATTTATAATAACTTGGTAGAGGATGCTAGTACTCAAGCAGACAGTATGAATTATGGATTATATGATACTTCTAGTACTGATTATTCAAATATTGAAAAGAAATATATGATGTATCCATTCTTTAAGAAATGGATGATGAGAAACAATGTAGACAACTTAGACAACACCAACTTCGATGCAGATCCATCAGCATATAAAACGTGGAATTATCGAGCAAAGGACGAAGACTCAGCGGGTCATTGGAGAGGACAATTATTATACGCATATGGCACAGACCGACCATTAGAAGAACCCTGGAAAGTATTAAAATTAACATCGATACCACTGGGATTTAATACAGCACACGGTTCAGATTACACCTCAGTTGCATTTTGGACATCATTGATATCAACTAATTCTTTAACTTGCCCAGTGCCAGTCGATGGGTCAGGAAACTTAAAAACGCCTAATGAACTATTCTTTGGTGGTGCAATAACATCAAGTGATATACTATTGATGAATCAAGCATGGGAGTTCGGTGATGGTTCACCAGTTGAACTTGCATGGTCAAGAAGTAGTGAATTTGCTTTTGCTGAATTCATGTTAATGATGTTGTCGAGTCCATTCGAAGTTATGAACAATTATAGTACACAGATAAAAGACATTATTACATACTCTAATAAAAATGAAGGTATCGACACTAATGTTGTTCTTGCTGATAAAGCCAATTATTCATTTAAGTTGGGCTCTAAGTTAGGTGGCTTCGTTAACAATTTCAAATTACAAACAGAAAACAATTCATTATCAAATAGTAGATTCTCTGAAATACCAACAGACAATTATGATTTATTTGTTCACGCGGGAGTGCCAAATAGAAGTGAATACTTTAGTGCTATCGTATTAGAAAAAGTATCATTAGATTTGCCATATCCTGCTTATAGTCTTGCAAATGCATCAACTTACGTTAAGGGAGATATCGTACTAAACACGGGCGACAGCAAATACTATAAAAGAAAAACAACAGGCATCTCTGCGAAAGAGACTGCTGGCCTAATCACATTTGATTATAGCAGTTGGACACTTATATCACAACCAAAGACTAGTAAGTTCGGATTCCAAGTACACGGATATGACGAAATTAATCCAACATTCTATTCAATGGGATGGGATACATCAAGTGGTGAGAAAACATTCTCAACGGCAGGTGATAGACTTGCTCTGAAACAATGGCAGGGTGGAGAATATTATAGACTAGATTCGTATATATTATGGAACAATACTCCTTACGTTTGTCTTACAAATCATACATCAACTACAATATTTGATGACAATATTAAAGATTGGAAACCAGTAGTAGAATGGCCAACAACAAATAAAACACACGCGAATGGTTATAAAGAGTTGGTAGATGACACTATAAAGAATTATAATTATGGCGACATCTTAGAAACAGTAGATGACGTTGCTCATTTAATTATGGGTTATCAACATTACTTAAAATTAGTAGGATGGGAATTCACAGACACAGACGAAAATAGTGATATCATAGATTGGGAAAATCTATTGTACAAGTTCTTAGATTGGCAAACTGAACAACATTCTGTTGGAGACTTTATTACATTGACTCCACTATTAATGGGTGGCAGTTTCAATGCAGCCTATGGCGTAGCAAGTGTGGCTACTGAAACATTCAAGAATTTTTATCGAGTAGTAGATTCATCGGGTAGACTTATACCAAATACTGAACTTAATTTTCACACAGATGGTGCCAAATTATCGTTCACTAGTAACATTCCTATCTATGGAATGAAAATGGACGTGAGAGATATTGAACACGCATTTGTTGTTGATAGAGTTGACAGTTACGATGATGTCATCTATGACCCTCACACTCACACTCGTAATCTTCGTATGCAAATTGATTGCAACCGAACAATCGATTGGGACGGAACTATGTCTGTCGATGGTTATCTTGTACACGATAACAAGTTAATACCAAACTTCGACACAATGATTGAAGAAACTCGCCATTATCGAAATACAATTGTCGACCAAGGATTGTCGATAGTTAACAAATTAAAATCAAATCACATGGGATATACAACTAGAGCATACTTGTCTAACCATGGAATTGAAAGAGAATCACAACTAGAATTCTATAAAGGATTCTTATCTCACAAAGGAACAAATTCAAGTATTAATAGAATTGTTAATAACAACGGCAACTTTAAAGATATCGAGCATTCTGATATTTGGGCAGTTAAGTTAAGCGACTACGGACAAGTATCAACTAATCTTACGATGACAAAAGATATAACAGTCAATGATATGATTAGCGATCCATTCTTAATAGAATATCCAAACATAACAAAAACGTTTGTTGCTCAAGCATCTAAACCCGCTATAGCGATAAAAACAACAGGATATGTTGATGCTGTCGATATAAACTACACAGTAAGTAAGCAAAGTGATCTAGTGAATTTAGCAACATCAACCAATACACTCTACGAAGGAGATACTGCCTGGGTTCAATTCGACACAGAAAGAGACTGGGATGTGGTACGATTAAGTGAAGTAGCAGAGATAAGTTATGTTGGAGAAACGTCTGACAACCAATTGTATATTGGAATGCTCACTGAGATAGATTCTACATTTATTGATAAACCAATTTATCTGAAGATTGCTGGTGCTGAACTATCTCCAACGATAGATGGATATTATTTACTTGCCGCTAATGGAACAAAAACTGTAAGCGGAAGTACTATTTACGAATATCTAGTATACGAAGAAGATTTTGAACCAGTGATTGTTGAAATAGATTCTTCAACTACTAACAGTATATTTGTTCCAACTAACACAGATTCGGGCATTGAAGCAATTGGTTCAGTAAGTAATCCTGTATTCACTAGTAGCGATACAATTACTATTGATGGTACATCTTTCACTTATACGCCTACCGCAGCCTCTAATTCTGGAATATCAATACTTGGTACAGTTGCAAACCCAGTAGTATCCGAAGGTGAACAAGCAAGATTTGTTATTTACAATGCTAGTGGATTAGTTGAGAATGGCACAAACACAACAGTCACATTCTCTGGAACTGTTGCCTCAACAACAACTGCATTTAGTTCGACTTATGGTGACCAAGTAACAATCGATGGTACAACATTAACTGTAGATTACGCAGGAAGTAATAGTATATCACTAACTTCAACTGCTACAAAAAGTTCACCACTTACTACAGGAACCACAGTTGTAATAGACTCGATAACAAAAACAGTTACAGCCTTGACTAAAACTGGAACAGTTACAGCACCAGTGATGGCATCAACCAAACCATTATCAATTAATGGTCAAACTGTGACACTTACGAGTGGAGATACTCTTGCTGAAATTATTATAGCAATCAATTCAACATCAACTTCAGTACTTGCTAGTAACTCAGGAACTAACGAATTAGTTCTAACGACATCATCTCCTGAATTAGATATGTCAGGTAGTGCGTTACAAGACTTGGGCTTATCTGCTACTACTTTGTACTATGATTCGAAACTAGACAATCTAGCAACTGAACTCAATACAATAACTAATATCACGTGTACTGTTGGCACTAACAATCTTATGACCATAACAAGTTCTGGAACCTCAATGGTTATTTCTGGAACAGCATTATCTGAATTGGGTATTACTGCGGGTACTTACTTAACTAATGCAGATCCAACATCAACAAGTGTTGTTGAACAAATAAATGCATTAAGTATAACGGGCGTATCAGCCGCAGTTGTAACTGGAACGATTAAAATAACAAGTGCAAATCACAACTTAGATATAGTTGAAGTGACTACAGGCGCTATGGGAAGATTGGGATATGCTACGACTACAGTGGCAGTTGATGCTACTGATAATATTCTCAGTGATTTAAATACTCAAGTATTCTCTACATCAACAACAACTGCAACACGGTCAGACAGACAGATACTAATAACAAGTTCTGAAAAGAGCATAGTAACTAGTAATATTACAGGAAATTCTCTTTCTGATATAGGAATAACAGTTGGCACATATTCAAATACATCAGTATTAAGTTCTACTGCAATAAACTTTGCTGGACAAATTACTGACGCCTCTGTAACGGGTCTTGTTGTTAATTTATCAAGTGATGGCAGAATGATATTTACTTCTGACGGAGTAAGTATGTCTTTCTCTGGAACAACATCAGAATTGTTAACTAGAATAGGACTTGTAAGAGATTACTCAAACGTAACAAGTAGTGCAAATTATAAAGCAATGCTTTGGAAATCAATCCGACACACCTCAGATGTTAATGGTGCAACTTTTACAGACTTCTATACTAGTTTAGGACTGAACAGCACAAGTAAATTATGGGTAGATGATTATGAGAATAAGGGTTGGGCAATACTTGATAGAAATTCATCAGGAACACTTTCAGTATATGCTAGACAATCGACAGTTATAAACACGGATTTAACAAAAAGATTGATAATAAAAGATGGCGACAACTTTATTAATCATCAAATATATGATCCACTTAACTTAAAGATGCCAGGCTCAATTGTTTCTAATTTAGAATACATCGCATGGAACGATCCTGCGAGTTATGATACAGTTACTAGTCCTGATATATGGTTAGATGAGAAGTTGGATAAAATTTGGTGGGACACTGACTTAGCAAGATTTTATAGATACAATGATTATGGTGATAGCAATGGAAACTTAAATGTCAACTTCGTGAAGAAATATTGGGCACCATCATACGTACCCGGCTCAACAGTAGTTGTAAATAAATGGACAAAATCTAGAACATTACCAGTTGAGACAACAACATATAATACTAAGAAATATTATGACGATGTTGCAGGTAAAGAAGTTACAGATTATTTCTACTGGTCATCAACAAGTACTGATGTTGTCGAAATTGCAATGTTGATTTCAGCAGGCGGAACTAAGAATAAGTTTATACCAGTTGGACCATCAAGTATTCTTATTAGTAATAATGCAACTTCTTATGGTAGTGAAACGATAAACACAACATTACATTATCAACAAGAGTCTGGCGTTCGCAAAGGGCACTCTGATTGGGAGATGTTAGCAGAAAATTCAGATACTACTGTGCCTGTTGCGTTTTTGACTGACATGATAGATTCAGTATCTAATCTTACAATAGCAAATACCTTCAGTTCTAGATTATCATCATCTCAATTAACTGATGTTAATAATGCGATAATTCCAATTTCTTGGATTACAGACTTGGCTATCAATGACATAGTAGTCACAATCAATAGTAACACAGTAAAAGCAAGTTATCTAACTATTGATGCTGTTGGTTCTAACTTGAAGATATCTCAAACACACACAATGATAGCAGGCGATATATTAAGAGTATACAAAGTTGAGGGTAAGACAGACAACTGGTTTACAAACAATGCTACTGCTAGAAGTAATTTTGCTTCAGTTATAAATGATACAATGAGCAACAAGATACTAACAAGTATATATTCTAAGTATACGGAGTATTTAGATACCGATGATATTATCTTTGACTTAACTGATTGGTATCTAAATGATAATTATAAGACAATTGATACATTCTCATATCTATCAACTACTCGAAATTTTGATATGATTGCTGAGTATGAAAAAGGAATAAAATCATTTAAGTTGAAATTGCCAGCACATGATGAGTATTATTTTGAACATGATAATATATTACAACTAGTTAACAGAAGTAACAGTGCGTTGAAAGTATCGTTTGATAGTCTTGTCTTCCCAGAAACATCGTTTAATACTTATTACAACAATGCTGTGGGAATTCAAATTCAAGAATTAATGAATCTGTTTCAGGATTATCCAGACACTTCATTTATTAATAATATATTCTTCACTATGGTAAAGTATCTTTATACAGAAAAGACATATCCTGCTTGGCTGTTTAAAACAAGTTACATAGATTTGAATTTATATAATCGAGATTTAAAACAATACGCAGTATATCAAAGGGATAGTGAAGAAGATGTATTAGAATATGTTAGAGAAGCAAAACCATATCACGTTAAAATAAGAGAAATTATACGAACAAACGCAACAAGTGATAAACTAACTGCATCTACTACAATTGATGAGAATATGAATCTTACTTTAGATTTTGGTAAAGGTGACATAAGTAGATACGCAGAATCATTGATAGATGGAGGCACAACTGGAAATATACCAACTACCGAGATTTCTGGCATTGCTAATGTACCAGGCTCATTTGACTTTGAACAAGGTTCATTACTAAGAAATAGAAATACACCAACATCTGGCCCCGATGGATTCGACACTGGCTTCGTAAGATTTGATGGACTAGAAGCAACAATATTAAGATTGCAAACATATCCTGCTGATATTACGGGTGGCGTTGTCGGAGACCCCGATAATACCTTACTGTATGCTTATGATATCTACGGTAGAGGATATAGCATAAACGTCACGGCTACAGGAACTATATCTGCATTCGATGGAACAACTTTAACAATTACTCCAGCACATTCGTCAAAATTTGATGATGGAGTGTCTGGTACTAATAAGAAACTAATTGCAGTTCAAAAAGCAGGAAGTTCTGATATGGAATTCATGCTATACGACAAGAAAGTAAGCACAGTGTTAACAATCAGTAACAGGGCATTGTATACGGGATTAGGATACGAATTTACAAATCTTGATACTGTATATGTACTTGATACTCCTTTACAACTAGTTTTACAAGATTTATTATAGTGTAATATTACAACTTTAGCCTTTGAATGAAAAGCATAAATACAATGTAAGATAAATATAAGAAAGACTCAACAAAGAGACGAATAAATGTTTAATGATAAAATAGACTCACAAGTAATTGGAACCCTAAAAATCTACGATAAAGATAGTGGAGAAATGCTTGTACAAAAGAAAAATGCAATTCATCCTGGAAACATGGCGTATGTACTCGCATCTGCACTTGCAAATAAACCAACAAGTGTGAATGCATCAGGTTCTGCTCCAAGTATCAATTGGATGGCGTTTGGTAATGGAGGAAGTGTATCTACTACTACTCTTTCTTATCGTTCTCCCAGAGTAAATCCAACATATGATCAACTACCGATAACATCGAGTAATTCTTCATTATATGTACCAAAATACGAACAATTAACAACAAACACGGTATATTATCCAGGTCAGGATATGGGTTCGGGGAAAATAGTACCAAACAATACAGCAAAAGTAAATTTCAGTGTGGACTTAACACACGCGGATTACGCAACTGCTGTAGGGGAAACGGTTCCGTCAAGTGATAGTTCGACTGACACAAGTGCAGTTGAAGCCTTTACTATTGACGAAATTGGTTTATTATCTGGTGTAACCACTAGTGGTTCTTTACTAGATAAAACAAAAACATTAATGCTAACACATGTGACATTTCATCCCGTCTTACTGTCGGCAAATAGAACAATTGTAATCGACTACACGGTTACAATACAAATTAGTTAAAATACAGGAGTATAACAATGGCTTCAGGCTCAACAATTACATACAACGACTTAACAAGTCTGCGTGACCAAATGAATACTATCTTAAATGGTACTGGTGTTCACGGTGGTTATAACCAATCACACACGGTGGCAGCAAATCCAACAACCGGTGCATCTATTGACGATTCATATTATGATTCGCTTCATAGTGCCGCGGCAAAGATATCAAATTACTACAACATTTCAAACCCATTTACGGCAGTAGATGCAGGAACAACAATCAATTGGACTCATTATGGTTCAGTTGCTGGTGCTTTCAATACATCTATCACCGACCGTTTTGACGCACCTTGGTCTTATACAGACTGGGACACAAGTGTTCAAAACGAAACATCACAAACAGCAGCCAATTGGAACGGTACTAGAACGCAAATAGTTAAATTTGCATTCGGTTCTGCTGCCAATCTAAATGCTTGGTTCGCCGCAGGCGGAGAACTTAGAGTTACAGCATCACATAACGATACAAGTGGCAATCAACAAGGAACATCTTGGGAACAACTTACTGGTGAACTAGGTACTTTTACTTATTCAGTAAGACCAGAAGATTCAAGTTCAGTTGATGCACGTACACGTTACAAGCACAACAGTGTATCAACTTCTTATGTAGTTCATAAGAAAGAAATTGCAGATGACTCTGATTATAGTGCAAACTATATTCAAGTTTCAGCAAAAACAGAAAACGGTGGTGCAGACTTTATGATTCAGATTGACTTAGCAGATGCTCACGTTGCCCGTACAGGCAGTGGCTCTGGTTATGGTGGAGCATGGAACTGGACTGGTGCAGATAATGTACCTGGAACATCAACAGTTACTATTGCTTCGAAGAAGTTAACAAACGCAAGTGGGTCAGTTACTTTAACTAATCCAACTTCAACTGTGACAGATTCATTATAATCTGTTATTTTGTGAGATAAATTCTTATGCCACAGAGTTATTATTTAGGAGGTAAAGTTCGCGCCGCGGACTTTAACCTTTTTGCTAACGATATAAACAACATTGTTGGTATCGGCGCAAACGATTCAGGATATGGTCAGAGTCATCTCGTTATCACTACCGCTGTAGTAGGCGGAGCGGTGACAGCCTCATTGTGGGATGAACTGTTGACTTCTATGCTTTATGCGTCCAGACACCAAGGAACAACAATTACAGTACCAACTAGCACATCAGATCCTAGTTGGCCTACTGTTAGCAATATTATTTCTATACTACCCACGCTGACGGCTGATATAGCAACTATAGTCTCCAATAAATTGAACAGTAGTTTATCGTATATGACTGTAGAGGCTAATCAAATTTCAGATTCTGAAACTTATGTAGACCCACTCAATGGCACTCCTACATGGACAATTATCAACCAAGTATACTATGAAGCCAAACTAGCATTTGTAGATTCAAATGCACGTAGACACTTTTTCAATTCAGGTGGCGAAGTCAGATTTGACGCAGTGTTAAGTGGAGTTGATGCGGCACATGCCCAAAGTGTTGACTGGCAAACAATGTTAAGTGCTATTGCAACAGTTAAATTATCACATTCTTCTACAGAAAGTTCAGCAAGTGTAGGTACTCCGGGCAATGGTTTTAACAACTTAACTTCAACATATCAACTTATCTACTCAAAAGGCGGAACAGGAGATTATTCTGGAAACCAATTAAACATATACGCAAAACTTAACGGTACTGCTGATATTGATGTTAAGATGTCATTTGATGATGCTCACACACAAGATACTGGTACTTGGTCTACTCCACCCTACAGCGGAACATGGACTGGTACTGACTATGTTGCTGGCATACTCACTGTTACATTAGATGAACTTAGACCGTCAGATACACCAGACGGTGTTAATCTTCCATCTCCAACTTATTCAACTATTTCTTCTCTTTAGACTTGACTTTTAGGTCGTTTTACTGTATTATTGATACTAATATAGGAGAATAAACCATGGTCGATACTACCGAAAAAGTAAAAATAGAATCATCTGAAGAAGACTTACAACGATTAAAGAAGGCGTTAGACTTTTCTAACACTATGAAGACTTTCAATCTATCAAAAAACAATCTTAAAGTTAAAACACAAAACTTACTAAGTTACAGTACTGCTGGTGGCTCGTTCTCCGTTGACCAATCACTTATATCTTTTATGAACTTTGTTGTTTCAAGTGGAAAAACTGAAATCTCATTGCTTGATAAGAATGATATCCCAATTCGCATCGAAGACACTGAAAAGTTTCTCGAAGAAGTATCAAGTTTATATTTT